AGACGGTATTCTCTAATGTGTTGAATCGACTATAGCCCTTCTGTAAGCTATGAATATATTATAGCACTTTACAAGAGCATTTCAAGTATTACCTTAATTTTTTTAAAATAAAATAGCACTGGTTATGGCCAGTGCTAGATATGAAAAATCACATAAAGTATTAACAAATTAAATATAACATTATTTCTAAGTTGTGTCAATAATTCACTGTATCATTTCTATTATGGTTCTTGTTGGACTCGAACCAACGGTCGCCCCGTTATGAGCGGGGAGCTTTAACCAGCTAAGCTAAAGAACCGAAAACTGCCTACTCACCTAGACAGCTTCGTAATACCTAAGAGAAATACCATAGTCTCGCTAAAGGCTATGATTTTATTATACAATCATTAATAAAATATTACAATAATTTATTAATCGAAAAAGCGCCACTGGAGAATGGCACTCTGGAATGAAAAACTTAACGCCGATGGAGCGACGTTACTTGAAATACAATTATTGCTATTGTATTTCAAGTATTTATAAAAAAAAGCCCCTTTCGGAGCAATCTTACATTATTTTTTAAGTGCAGATTTAATGCCGTCAAATTCAGCTTGATTGACTGTATCGATAGACTTATCTGTGAATCCATAGACACGTTTGACACCGATCCATTCTTGAGCAGTGAGCGAGGTTACGCCTGTCACTCGTACCAAGTACAGCGTTGCTTTACCTACAATTTTAATAATTCGCATTTCTTCTCCTTCTTCCACTTTTGTGGTTTCGTTTGTATTACCAGTCTTAATTGCTGGACTTGTTTTTCGCCAAATCTCACAATAATTTTGAAGCCGTGTTACATCTTTATATGCCATCCACGGACAAGTTTGAATCGCATTGTTTTTGATAAATGTACCACGGCCTAACCAGTCCACTGCTGTACACGAGATATACGTTTCATTGGTCATCATCATGCCAATATGTCCGCTATCTCCTGCGCTACCTGCCATGCTAGATGAACTTGTTGTCATGATCGCATCGTATTTCTGAGGACGTGCATCAGTCGTTTTGCCTGACCATACTTTCTCATAGCCAAGTTCCTTTAAGCGAGTGGCCATTGAGATTGTACTATACAGTGTAGCACCGCCATAGGCTTCGTTTAAGGCTTGCGACATCGAACCTGAACAATCTGCTGTCCCGTCTTTTCCGTTGCGTGAGCCGAACTGTGAGTAGGTCAGTTTGCCAATATTTTGTATAAACCAAGCCAATACTTTAGCATCGTTTTGTGCCATTGTTATTCCTTTCTAAATAATTTTAAGAATTTGTTGAATCGCTGCCCAAATTAAAGCAGCTGAACCACCAATGCCAAAAATCATTTTCCACATGTTCTCTTGGCTGACTTTTTTCAAGTCGTAAGTTCGTGACTCGTTTTTCTCTTTTTGCTCTAAAACTGCATTTAAAATCTTTTCATTTTGTTCTGCTTGGCGGATATTTTGTGTTTGCAAAAATTTATTACTTTCTTCAACACGAATAAATGTTTCATTGATGTGGTTTTGCATGGTCAGATTAAAATCATTCAATCGTTGTAATTCTTTATCATGCTGTTTGAGTTTATCTTCATGTCGTTGGATGGCTTCTTCAAATTCCATTCATCCCTCTTTTCTAATCCTCACGGTTAACGACTTTTGCGACGGTTGTACCACCAAGAATGGCAGAAATAAAAGTCACTACTGCGCCCACTGTTGCGACTACCTCTGTCGAGAACGGTAGCCCCCAAACTTGAGCAAGTGCTAAGTAAAATGCTCCAAGTGCTGTCAATACTGTTGTTAAAATAGATGAGATTTCTTTTACTGTCATATTTTTAAGTTTATTAATCATTATTTTTCCTTTCTTAGAGTGGACAACTTGCACTACCACTTAACTTATATCCAGATGGAAGTGCAGCATCGCGTGCAAAGATTAAATTTCCATTGGAATCGCCTATTACCATGCAAGGATAGGAAACGTAAAGACCAGAGCCAAAGTTTGCAGCAGTCGCCCACGAATGTGTGATGTAAGATGTGTTAACGCCAGGGATTGTGGCAAAAGTAACAACTGTGTTAGCAGCAACAGCTGGACAAGTCAAAGCGTAAGCACGAACGAACAATACACCACCGAAAATGCGATATTTTAGATTACCGCTAAAGCCGTTCTTTGGAGTTAGGTTAATCCAATCGTTCGTGTCGTTTGAAAGCTGTAACTGGTCTAATTTAGTAACTTGAGGTCTAAGTGTGGCGGTAGAAACGCTACTAGCAGAGGTAGATACGACCTCAAAGCACCGTTTCAAAATACCGCTACTGTTGTTAATATCAATAGTATTAGAGTTGTCCGCTGTTTCCACAGACAAGCTCACTGGATCGAGTGTTTCAGAAAGATTGATATTCGCATGAATATAGTTGGTTGCGTTAGGTGCAAGTGTGAGAGTTTCGGTATCCAGTTCGAAATAACGTCCACCAACGATCAACGACGTATTGTTATATACCCTGTTTAAAGCGGTATTGCTTGGATCTGTCCAATGTTTAGCTTTAAAAGTACTAAAATCAGTCATACCGCCCAACATTTGATATAGTTTTGCATCTGAATTTGCTGTAATTGGAAAATTATTTCCGTCAGGACTGAAGAACGTGTATTTCTTAATTGCCATCTATTTGTTCCTTTTCTATTATTTTTGCGTTTTCGTAAACTGGATGATTTGTAATCGAAACTTCCATGATTTTGAAATTACGTTTTCCAGTTGGGTAACCACCGATTGAAACTTTTTGACCTATTTGATAGTCCAATTCTGTTTCGAACTCAACTGTATCACTATCAATCAATTTAACAGTCGCAGGTAACACACCCAAGTGGTCTTGCCTTAAATCGATGCTCTCATTATCTGTATATGTCCACCATTTGCCACCTAACGTCGCCTTATACTTCATCATGACTTATCCCCCTCTATGAATAGCAAGCGCTCTGTAAAGGGGGTATAACACTTGTCGGAAATGTGACCCGAATAACTCATTCCGTTGTACCAAATTTTGACTAGGTCATTAACTTGAAGTGGTAAAAGTTCGGATTGATTAAAATATAGCTTTGATATGACTGTATCACCTGTGATTTCTGCACGTATCTCCGCAGTCGTTGGAGCTTCATCAAAGAACATTGTCTTGCTTATGCGTTGAATAGGAAGGTCGCTACCGTTTCCAGTGTAATTTGTCATATTAACGACCGTATTCGAGGAGTTGAGCGTGTAACGTGCGGTTGGGCTTGTTGAATAGACACCACTTGAATTTTTGACATAAGTAGTGACAAAGTTATAATTTGAGCGTTCTGTAATGACCTCTGTTTGAACGCTAACGTTTTGAACATCATCAATCCTAGTTTCAATTGCGCTTCTTTTCCATTGCCTTGAAACCATGCCAACATATACTCCAATTCCAACTTTATCAGATGAAATATATCTGTCTTTTAAAAATGTAATCGGTTGATATTTGTTAAACCTAAATAGTGTTTTGGCTATGTCCTCGGCTTCGTCTGTATCGTTTTTCCTATTCCATGATATATTTTGAACGAGATCGCTAGCATTAAGCTGCACACCGTTTTGAACGAGCGAGGAAGTAGAATTATCAACCAACTTATTGAAAATCGTGGCGGTATTTCCCTTTAAAAGTGCCGTTGGTAATGACATACCGTCAATCATCGCCCAAAAATAGTTTTTAAGCGTCGCTTTGTTATCATCGTCAACGTCAATCACTTCATATATCAAGCTCTGTTGATGCTTTATGGTTTCAGTTGCACTTGAAGCAAAAGTAACATCATTAGTTAAAAGAACTTCGACGATATCGCCAACTTCGCAATCACTTGTTAAAATTGCACTAGAAGTATATTCATAACCAGTCGTCCACAACTCATAATCAATCAACAAACCACGTGCTTTGGGTTTAGGTAGGGGCGGTTGGGTTAAAGTTCCGTTAAAATTGTATGTGTTTAAAGCGTATATATTAGGATTGAAATTTTCATATAGATTGTATTCCATTAGACAAAATCCTTTCTACGCTTAACATACATATTCAAATCAGTAATTCCTATCAAGCGAATTGAACCTTCTTGTAAAATCCGTGTTCTGTATCGACTAAATACCATACTCGAAAACAGATTGACACTCGTTCCAGCCAAGTTACCACGGTAATATTCATCATTAACATCTGTGTTGATTTCAAACATACTTGGCACTGTTTCGTTGAATTCAAATAATATAGCACTGTATTCAGTTCCGTTGTCATCAAGCAACACGATTCCATATTCGTTTCCCGTGTAATCGGGCAATGGTTTGAAAGTTGCAACGAAAGAGTAGACATTTGGTTCAACCTCGTATTCGCTAAAACGTTCTACATCCGACTCGCCAAAATAGGTGTAGCTAGGTATGTCGTTGTATGCGTATTTGTTAGTTGCATAAATTTTGCTATATTTTTCATCAAAGGTTCCATTATCCACAATATCAAATTCCAAGACTTCATAGCTATACCACTTCTGGAGCAAGTCAAACGTTATTTCTTCGCTGAAAGTACCGTTAAAACCATATCCCTCTGTTTTGGTTATGTTATTAAAAGCTAGATCAGCGTAGTATGTGCCAATGCTAGTCGTGTACTCCAGTGTTACGAATTTGCGTGGTGTAATTTTTTCAACAAATTCTTTCAAAAGAGCGTAGTTTTCGTATAGTCCCACTCCGAAAGTTTCAACTTTGAATGTCATTTGCTCCAAAACAGTGTTTGAAGAACCTTGCACGCCAATTCCAGCCATGCTCCAAATGTTATTTTCACGTTCGTATCCCAGGTTGTTTGGTTCGTAAAATCTTAATTTTCCGTTCGTAACATCTATTTGTTCATCATCTACGCCGTCAAGGTTTGTATGAATGATATATTGCCTTACCATATTTACCTTTCTATGCTCTGCCCAAGGCTTGCAAACGTGTCACTTCTCGTGCGATACTCAAAGCACTTTGATTGCCACCGTTGATATTGAAAATATTTTGATTGCTGTTGCTAACAGAAGATACAGAATTTCGTTCTAAGCCACGTATGACATTAGGATTAAAACTCGGGCCACTTACAATGATAGAACCACCAAACAATCCTTTAACCTTATCTGTAACACCCTTAATTTTGTCCGTAATTCCGCTAATTGTACTTGATACTCCACCAAGTACGTTATCGATTGTTTGTTTAACGCCATTAAATATTCTTGAGAAAAAGTCACCAATTCCATTAAAAACACGAGTAATGGCATCATAACCACTCCTAGCAAAGCCACCTACTGCACTAAATACGTTTGATATAGTCGTTTTCACTCCATTGAAAATTCCTGAAAAGAATTGTCCAACCGAATTAAATACACTAGAAATAGCACTCCATGCGTTACTTGCATATCCGCCAAACGTACTAAACACGCTAGAAATTACGTCTTTAACTGCATTAAATATCCCACTAAACCAACTGGCAACAATATTCCATATAGAAACAATCTTATTCCACGCGTTACTAGCAAATTGACCTACGGCTGCAAATACAGAATTCACAACATTCTTTACTGCTTCCCAAATTGGTGTAAAAAATGCGACCAGTCCATTCCATAGAGCTGTCATTCCTTGCCATACAAGTCTAGCGCCAGCCAAAATCAACTGCCAACCTAAATCAAATACTGCTACAACCAAATCAATGATTGCTTTAATTAAATCAGTCAATGGTTGGAAGAATGTTACAATACTATTCACGACATTTTGAACAGTTTCAGTTACCGACGTCCATGCGTTTGTAAACATTTCAACGATACTCGCCCAAAGTTCACCAAACCAAGTGCCAATACCACTGAAAAACGATTTGATATTTTCGACTACTCCACTTACACTATCGACAATAGCTGTCCAAGCGTCTGTACAAGATTTTACAATGTTGTCCCATAACTGTCCAAACCATGTGCCGAGTCCAGCAAAGAACTTCTTTACATTCCCCCATGCACTAATTGCAAAGGCCGTCACTTTATCCCAATTTTTGTACAATAGTACACCGACTGCAACGACCGCAGCGATAATTGCGATAATAGCAATTAACCACGCAAAAGCTACACCGAACGTTACACCGAATACTGCAGTTATAGCGGTCAATGCTGACATTACTATACTAAATGTTTTAAAAGCAGCGACCACCGCAACAACCGCAGCCACTAATGCGATTATCGCATCCGCATTTTTGACAATAAAATCAGTCACTTTTGTGATGTTATCAAGAATTTTAGGCAAATTACTAGCGACTTGATTGATTATTTTTGTAACAAGAGGTGTTATTTTATCGAGTGAAGGAAGTAATGCGATTGAAATTGTTTCATTCAAGCTAGCCATTGCATCATCAATCGTTTCAACACCACCACCGCTTGATTGCCCCATTTTTGCAAGAGCTTTGTCAAGCATATCAACAGAAATAGCTCCCTTTTCGCTTGCCCCAGCAAAAGAACCATACTTAGCAAGTGCTGGATTCATTTCCATAACAGTCGATTTCAATGCAGAACCTAAAGCCGTATTGTTATCAGTCAGTTGATTGATATTTTCAGCTGTAACCTTACCTGCTGCACTCATTTGACTATAAGCTTGTACTACTCCTGTTAAGTCTTCAGAAGTACCACCGAAAGCTTGGTTTGCCTTAACGATATTGCTTACTTTAGCACTTGCAGTTTCTGCATTATTTCCCAATCCAATGAATGTTGAAGCTAGTTTTAAAGTATCTTCAGTGTTTGCATTCGTATCGGTAGCCAAAGTTTGCATTTGTTTAGAAAGCGAAGTGAAATCTTTCTCATTTCCCTTGAATTTCATTACATTTTGTAGTGAAATCATTGCTTTTTGAGTTGCTTTTGTATCACTTATCCAACCACTAAAAGCATTTCCGATTGAATTAGTTATGTTTGAACCAATTTGACGGAACACACCGACCGCAACTTCACGCAAAGCGCTGAAATTGTTTCTTAAACTTTTTAACTTACTTTCAGAGTCCGATGTTTGTAGTTTTACATTAAAGTTGCCACTTTTAATCGCACCGTCAACACTTTGAATATCTTTTTCAAGATAACCAGCTTTCAGTTGTGCATCCTGGATATCTTTTGAAAGCTTGATAAACTTCTTCTGCCCATCAGGTGTCGTCTTATCGACTCCAGAAAGTTCTTTCTTGAGCGTACTTAACTTGGCTTTTGTTTGTTCTAACTGTTGCGTGTAATTCTTTTGCAACTGTGTCATTTTAGACACGTTACTTGGATCAAACTTTAAGTCTTTACGCAACTGACTTGCTTCGCCTTTTAAAGCGGACATCGCACTATTGATACCCTTTAAGCTGTTCTCAAACTTAGCCGTATCACCATATATATCAATTTTAAATTTAGCATCAGCCATTTATATTAAAGTCCTTTCTTTTTATTTTTCTTTCTTGCTTTTTCTTTTTTCTCATTAGAAAGCTCTAATATTTCGGAAACAACTTCAATATTCATGTCCAGAAATTGAGTTAAATCAATATCACTACCAATAATTGACGATACTAAATTAAGTGTCATGTTTTCGCCTTTAACTTTTTTTCTTAAATGGTTGTCTGAAAGTTCTAAAACAGAATTATCTTCCTTTTCTTCTTTTGGCACTGATTGCGTATATTTTTTTATCAAAAAATGAACATCGTCAAAGTCCATATCGTCAGTTTTAAGTTCATTACTTTCATCAACATATAATTGACCTAATCGAGTCGCAAACGTTGCTAGGACTTCCGTATAATCGTCATACACATGATTGAACTCAAACATAGCACGTTGATATTCGGCAAACTTTTTCAAGTCGGTTAAATAGTCAGCACCAGTAAGCTCATAATATCGAATTGCCTGTCTTAATTTCATAATACCTCCAAAAAAACGAGAACTTACTGCCCTCGCTTTCTAATCTTAGGCATTATTTGGTGCAAAACGTGTCATAAGTTCTTCCAAAGTTTGCCCATCTGTGTTAAATTCTTTTGATTTATCAAAATCAGCAAACAAAGAACGTGCTTTTTGCAAATCTTTTTCTTCGTAGGTCAAATACAAACCGTAATGAAGAAAATCTTGCAATTCAGTCATGCCGTCAAAGTCGCCTTCTGATGCTTTCTTTAGTTCATTAAATTTTTTATAAATATCCACGCCAGTAACTAGTTTAAAACGCTGTGCAGTTGATAGTTGTTTCATAATACCCACCTTCTAATTATTCTGTGGTTCCAGCAGTCAATACCGTGTCAGGCATGAATACGAATGGAGTTGTAGAGAATTTTTTTTCAAATAGGTCTACATTATCGCCATTGATTGTAAATTCTTGTTGTGCTGGTTTATAGCCTTTGTCTGTGTAGTTATCAGTTGCTGTTGCTTGAATAGCGAGCGTATATTGAATTGGGTCTACACCGTCAGAGCTATCCGTTTCACTTTCAAAACTTAATTCTGCAGTTGCTTGAACGTTTGGTAAGACTTGAATTTTATAACCCTTTTCAATAGTCCCGTCTGCTTTTTTCGTTTGCGTACGTTGCACATATTGAATGATACGATTTGGATATTGCCCAGTTTGCACGTAACCAAGACCATTAGAAGCTTCAACTTGCCCAAGCAGTTCTTCTTTAAGTGCCTCATCTGTTTGTAAAAACACAAGTTCGCCATTTAAGAGTGTTGCACCTTTTTTTGTTGCGTGGTCTGCAACATCATCAGCTGGATAATTTTGTACTTCTGCTTGGTCTTCCATTGCACCAACTGAAACTAATCCAGTTAGCACTTTAATAGATTCAGTGTCAACTTGTCCTGATTCATTGAATTTAGCAACTACTAGTGCCTCATTCCCCCATGTAATCGAACGTTCGCCGTATTTTACATTTAATCCCATTTTTTCTCCTATATCTTGATTTGATTAACGTACATTTTCGCACGTTTTAACGTTTGATCTACCGCTTTGATACCAGCCTTTTCAACTAAGAAATACATACCGTGATATGATTTACCACCGTAGCTCCCACGTGTTCCAGCATCGACTGTTGTATGGTCACCTTCTTTTTTGATAGCTATCATTCTAGCGAGTTGGCCCGTATTTCTGTATCGATATACCTTACCTGAACGAATACGAACCTTCCTAGCACGACCTGATGCGACTTGCGCATTAGCTTTTAGATCATTGTAAATAAACTCTGACATTTGCTTTTCGATTTCGTCACTATATTCCTTTGTGATAGCTGAAATATTCATTCCGTCCATAGGTCAACATCTCCACCAACTGGAATATAAACCAAGCCACTGTAAACATATAGCTTTGTAGTCTCGTCCCAGTTTTGATAATTCATTCCGTTTTGTAATTCAACAGACAACTTTTTGACTGCAATGCTATCCACTGCATCAACTGAAAGAACGAGATTGATCCAGTAACCAACGGTCATAGAAAAGTCATCACTTCCAACATTTTTAGTCCTTTGAAGTGAAAGATAAAGCGTATCTTTTTCAATAGTAGGTTTTACACCAAAGACAATATCTTTAATGGGTAAAGTATCAATGAATTTCAAAAAGTGGGCATAATCGTTAAATTCCATTTGCTAACACTCCTTCTATCGTCCATTCGTTACGATTTAGGCTTTCTTGAAGTGATTGGACTAGATATTTTTTTCCTTTTTCATCATAGAAATAGGTAAAATTAAGATCAGCTAACTCTCCCAAGTTGTAAATCGTATATCGGTATGTTCGTGATAGGCCTTGCATACTGAAATTGTCTAATCGGCTTTGTGAGACACGCTCTTTTTTAGCAGCAAATACATACGTTTTTTCAATTTCTTTTTCAGTCTTGTTTGGCTGTTTTTCTAGCACGAGGTTTACGAGTTTTAGTTGTGTGGTCCTCATTCGCTTCCTCTCCTACTTTTTCATAAAACTTCAATTGATTGCCAGCCACCGAATTTACTTTGGTGCCAGCAATCACGTAAGCACCATTTTCGTTAATATATGTTTGTTTAGCCCTGTACATCGTCAGTACCTCCGTAAGTTAGTAAATTGATAAACACTTGAAGCCGTTTTTGTTCGATTTCAGTGAAGTTTTTCGTTGGTTCAGGTAAGTAGTAAAGTCTGCAATAGGTCGATATAAAGCCCTTAACAGTGCTATTAGTCTCGTCTGTAGAAACACCAGCAACTGTTAAAACTCCGAGGGCTTGCGACCGTAAAAGTTCCAGATTTTCGTTATAAATAGTTACTTCTTGCGGAATTTGACAAAAAGTTTTAATGTAATCTAGTTCCATTTATTGCTCCTTAAGCTGTAGCAACTGTAATATCTGCAGCACCGTACATTTTTTCGATGTGCCCTGCAGAAAGTGACTCAATTAGAATGGCATTTTCATTTGTTTTCCATTCAAACGCTTCAACACGACTGAGGCTTTCCATATCAACGTGGTATGCATTAGTTACGAGAACTGTTGGTTTAATTGCTTTAGTTCCTGTGTAAATAATGAGTTTGTCAACACCGACTTCACTTGCAATCTCAGCATCATCATTCTTAATTCTTGTATGCTCGTTTCCTGGCAAGGCACGGAGTTCTTTAAGAATAGCTTTCCGTTGCTCAGTTGTAACAATGAGATTTTTTACTCCTGCTTGTTTTCGAACAAAATCTGCTGCATCTTCGATCCCGTCAACAAGAGTTGTTGCACTGGAAATATGTTTTACAAATCCTTCACGATCATCTGTTGCGATAGCCTTAAATCCATTAGACCCATTACCTTCAATTAATGCCAAATCAACAACTTTATTCACAATCATTTGAGTGAGTTCTTTAACTACTAAATCATGGAGTTGAGCATAATCATTTGTCAATCGTTTCGCTTTTTCTGAAACTTGAGATGCCATATAAATAAGTTGTGGGTCGATAGTTGATGTTGTTACAGTTGCAACTTGCACTTCTTTCACTGTCCCTTCGACATGGACTTGTGCTTCGTCATTCGATTCAAAAGTGCTAGATACAATTAGAGCCCCCATGCTAGTCACACGAAAAAGAGGGAATACATCATTCGTATTGAGGAGATTTGTTTGAATATCTTCAACAATTTTCTTTGGAAGTTGGAGCGTTTCATCAACGATTGTCACGCCATTTTTAACGAGATTATCCTTCCAGTTCTTTGCGATTTCCGATTTATTTGAATTTCTGAGTAAGTTGAAAAAGTCAGTTTCAGATTTTTTAGTGTTCAAGTATGGAGTTTGTTTCATTGCGTTTTGTCCTTTTCCTTCGTCTTCGTCTTCATCCAAATGATCGAGTTTGCCAGCAACTTCTGAAATATCTACGCCAAGATCATCAGCGATTTTTTGAATTTTACTGTTGATTTCTTCGATTTCTTTGTCAAGTTCTTCGCCAGCCTTAGCATTATTTGTTTTTGCCATTTCTGCAATTTTTTCTTGCTTCAATTTAGCTAGTTCAAGTACTTCATTATTGATTTTTTTATCAAATGCATTCATATTTTTCTTTTAGCTCCTTTAGCTTTCTAGCGTTTTTAATCGCTTCTTCTTTTTTGTTTTGCAATTCATCAGATAAGCCATTTTTTGTGATGCTAGTATTTGCATCGGCTCCAACAGAAACAATTGAAAGCTCCGCAAATGTTGCTTGTTCGATATCTAACACGAATGTGTCATTGAAATCGCCTTTATCTACGTAGTATGAGACAGAAACTTCTTTGAAAGCTCCGTCCGCAATGGCCTGTTCCAATTTTTCAGCCCCTTTATAAAATCCAAAATCGGCTTCATAAATTTCTTCTTCTGAATTGAAATAAGGCTTTGCCCAACCAATTAAACCGTCAATAGATTGGTCATTGTGTTGATACAATAAGGGATAAACTTCACGTTTAAATTCAATGACATTGCCTTTTAAGTTGTATCCGTTGCTATTTACTTCATTTATATGAGCAATAACCGCATGGTAAGTATTCTTTACCTCACCAATATCTTCATCGTTTTTTGAATTGACGACAATTTTAGCAGTATTAGTTACTTTCTCCATCTGTCTCCTCTGTTTTTGTGACATTTTTTGCAGTGGTTGAATTCAAATTAACAAAGAATTCATCTCCACCTTCGATAGGTGCAAGGCCATAGAAACCACGTTCCTCATTTTGTTGAGCAATTGGTGTATTGGTATTGGCTTGCGAGAATTTAATAAGCTGATCTAAGCTAGCAAACTTCATGACATTCGTATTGACTACAATACGTTGGTATGTCTGCTTGCCTTCTCGCCTAATGCGCTTATAAGAGCTGATAAGCTTATATGTCAGCTCTCGTTCCAACTGCTCTAAAAGGACTGCTATTGTATTCGCACGAAAGGCTGTGTTTTCTTCTTCTGTAGCTGTACCAAGTAAAACTTTCTCGCTGATACCATATCCTGAAAGAATTTCAGACTTGATAAAATCCATTTCTTCTTGGGTAATCACGCTATAAGAGTTATTAAGCTCAAAAATATCTGTTTTAGCATCTAAAACGCCAATCCCATTGAATTCTCCAACTTCTTGAAAAGTTTCTAGGGTTTGATTTACCTTTTGTTTAAAAGCTTCTTTGCCTTGGTCGAATGAACCGTTTATTTTCAAGAATGCACGTGTTTTATTGGTCGCAAGTTTTTCATAAACACTGGTCAAGATGTTATCCAATAAGCTTGTGCCATTGTCACTATAGAAAGGACTAACCAAATTTACTGTTTCATCTAGCTTGTATTCTTCATCTCCGACAATAATTAGGCTAATAAATGAACCTTTCGTGTCAAAAATTGGTTTCAAGTGAACGTATTTGTTATTCAACATTTTCACAACGACATCATTCCAAAATTCAGTCGTATTGTAATGTTCTTTTGGCGCCCAATTCAAAACTTCATCAATATCAGTTCCTGTCAAAATTCTGCTAAAGTCATATCCATTTGAATTAACTGTGTATTCAACGTGATTGAAATAGCTTTTTGAAATCTCATTGGCTATCCGATGTTGAATATTTAAAATGAAGTTAGATGTGAAATTTGTAGTTGCATTTTGCCATGATACACGTTGTGTTTTTTTGTCAATTCGACCTCTAAATATCTTTACAATGTTTTGATAAATTCCCATGTGTCTCCTCTAATAGAACAACCGTTTTCCATTTTTTCGGTACTCCCTTGTTTTTCTAACGTGGCATTCATGACACAGTAACTGTAAATTGTCAGGATTATAAGCTACTTCCCAATCGTCCACATTTTGCCAATTTAACTCCGTGATATGGTCAACTTCATAGCGTTCAGCTTGATAATCTCCACATTTTTGGCAAGTCATCATGTCACGTTCTCGAATAGCATTTCGTAAACTCAACCATTTCTTAGAACTGTAAAAGCCACTTTCACGAACTGTTTCAGCGTTCCTGTTCATCTAATACAAACACCTCCAATGCCATTGTAAGAGCCACAACAGGGTCAATCTTTTCTTTGTCCAATAGTTTGGTGTACATGATATCCTTTGAAATACCGATTTTCACAGCAACATTCATCAAAGACCATTCCATGAGCTTTTGATTATGAACCAGGGTCTTACTATCAATATTCATTTTGAATAACTTGATATAGTCAGACATTGCGAAACCTTGACGAATCGCCTTTTGATTATCTCCATCTTTATCAAAGAAGAAAATATCAATCAAGTGCTTCAACATCTCGTAACGTGCTGGGTCATAAGCTATTTTTTGGAAGTAACAAGAATGCTTATTCTTAAAGTCTTGGATAACTGGTATTAAATCGTTCACATCGATATATTCGCTGTCTAATACTTTCAAACTGCCTTCGTCTATAAAGGTCTCGTACAATTCTTTCGTGTCATTGTCCAAGTTTTCATATTGGCGCTTGACCATAAAGGCAAACGTTTTTGAGTATCTCACTCCGTCTTTTTCTGTCATGAATGCGACAGCTGTCAAGTCTCCAACCAATGAAAGGTCAATGCCAACATATACTGGTGCATTATCAAACACCACTTCATCAAATTGAGTTCTAATCGCTTCATCATTAGAGAAATAATGTGTAACATCATTCATTTGAATGCCCATGTTGTAGGCCAAGAACTTGGTTTGTAAGGCAGGGTCTCCCATGCTTAGATTGTATTCAGCCTCAACGTTTGACAGCAACGGCAAATGCCCAAGCAGTGGTAACGCCATACTCCAGTTGCTTTTGTCTTTCACTTGCTCAATATTCTCTAACTTATAGAGCAAACCAAAACTACGATCATTGTTAAATTCTTCATCACTAGTAAAGCGGTCAATCATCTTGTCATACAGGCCATTACGAGTCATTCCACCTGAAGTGATGTAAACGGACTGCCAATTTTTTTGCTTGGCACGCGAGCCTTTGTTGACAGCTTCTGTGATGTCATCTTTATAAGTGTGAACTTCATCAAAGACATTTAAACTAGTATCTCCACCTTGCGCCCTATTCACATCATTTGTCTGCTTGAAGAACTTCGCCTGAGTTGGTGCATATTCTAAGCCAATCTTTGTACTTTTAAACTGCTTGACGTTATTTAAAGCATGAAATAGGGGGCTTGCTTGCGATTGTATTCTAACCTGGTCATAAACCTGTCTCGCTTGTTTGTTGTCGTAAGCAATAATTTGGGCTTCACCGCCATAAACTCCGCCCCATAATAGCCAATGCGTTGGTCTAGTTGCAATATATGAACTTTTACCACTCCCACGACCCATGTTAAGAAAGAACTCATTCGTAAGCTGCACTTGGTCGCCTTGTTCGTCAATCATGTCATAGCCAATCATCAACTCGGCCCACCATTTTTGAGGCGGCAACAATGTTATTTTTCGTAAATCACCTTTGGTTAAATAAAAATTGTCTTCTGTGAAAGCGATGTACTGTTCGATACGATCCAAACGATAAATATATTTTGAGTGAATTCGATTTTGTTTTTCAATCTCTCTTAAAATATATTTGTTCAACTTTTTGTCTTCACTTTTGACCCATTCAAGCATCTCATTGAGGTATTTCATCGCCACCTCCTTGGAAATTCTCTGGTCGATACTGCTTAAGACTTAATGCAATATCTTTCAGTTCATCGTTGCCTTGATTATCAAGTTCCAAACGCTTGAATTCTGCATAGTTCCATTTTTCAGGATTACCAGCTTTCAATGTGAACATCACAGCGAGTGTATCTGGTGGGAATTCTTTTGTTTTAACTTGCTTACTGATTAAAGTTTCATTTCCATCTTCATCGTAATTGTAGTTAAAGATTTCTTCCCTGTTTACTCCTCCTTGAAGTTTCTTCATCAGCCCATTCTCTGCACTTTTAAGAGCGACACCAACACTTTTAGCTTTAGCTTTCTTATAATCCAAAGCATGCTCATCTTTCCACTTTTTGAAAGTCGCATTCGATATTTTAAGCTCTTTATAAATGTCTTTGTCATAATATCCTTCAGAAACGAGTTCGAGGATTTCTTCAGTCGTCTCAGGGCTATTTAATATTTCTAATTTCGACTCTCTAGCTAACTGAATCACCTCCTTTTCTAAACTTTCTCTTTTTTAAGGATATTTTTAATCATAGTTTGAAATTGTTTAGCTATTCCTAACTGATTATGCAAAGTCTCAAAAACTTCTTTTTGTATTTTTGGGAGGTTTTTACGAAGGACACCCTACCGCCTAAATACCCCTCTTGAAATATAAAATAGGGGGGGTTAAAAAAATTTTTGAAATTATTTTTTATTCTTTAATTCTTCTATTTCTTTTTTTAATAGGAAAATTTCTTGCTTTGCTATATGATTGCTAGCATTTGTATTCTTTAACGATTGATGTTCAAAATATAAATCAGTTAACCAAAAAGAAAGCTTTAAAATTGACATCATTAAATAGCAAGCGCCAGCGCAAGCCAAGACTAAAATGAATACTTCCATTTAACACCTCCATATAGCAAGCTAAGGAATCGAACCTTAACCTTAATCATGTGTAATAACCAGACTTGCTGCCGAACTCCAAAGCACTAATCACCAATGTTTGTCTGCTTGTGTTCATGTATTAATTATCTCAAGTATCGCAAGGGCTGACGTCTCATCTTTCAATCATTAATGTCTCATCTATCAATCAAGTTTTCGGTCAAAACAAAAAGAGCTACAATCGTAACTCCTCATCTAATACCTGACCATTCAGCAATGGTTGCTTTGAATTCACTGTACCTACGATAGATGGTTGCTTTACTCAATAGGACTTCCTGTTCTATTTCCCATTGTTGCATGTTCTCGCCCCACCTCAATTCACATATCTGTTTTGCTTCTGGATAAGCGCAGTACCAAACATCAATCTGTTGCCTGTAGAATGTGAGTTCAGCTAGTGTTCTATCCTCAGCAATTAACTTGTCAACATCTAAGCCATAAGCCATAGCATTATACTTTAGTTTGTTTTTAATAGACATGATTTGTTTATCCATATTGCCATTAACATAATCACGTATCAGACTATCTAACTTATCAATCTTACCCACAAATACTGCTCTCCTTATGTTATAATAGTATTAACGAATACTTAAGGAGAAGCCCATTGCCGTGGGCTTTTTTTCATGTCTTCCTTTTCGATACCACATAAATTAAAGTTATCCCTACAATCAAAGCAGATATCCATAATGGCAATGCAAGTAGTAAGCACATAAATAAGAATGCAATTACAACTGATATAATCGCCAATGCAAATTTCATTGCGTTCACTTCTTATCCTCCGTAATATTCGATGTATAAGCGAACCATACTGACAATGCAATGGTAACTATCCACTCCGAAGGTGTCGCATTTTCAAAAAACTTATCCATAACAACATATATCCCCATTCCTAAAAACATAAAAACAATAAAATTATTTAAGTAACCCTTTAACTCCTTGTTTCTTCGTCTCACTTCTTGTCCTCCCTGCTGTCAATATAGATAACGATATTCAGTACTATAATAGCAATGCCTGCGACTATCCATAGTACCGTCTCAACCATTCACCTTCTCCTTGCACTCATCACACAACACATTCCGTGGCACGGCCATGCGCTCACCAATGTGTTCATCATCAATCGTTCTGATGTCCGAACAGTTGGAGCATTTAAATATTAGTTTGCTCATCTAATCTCCATTTCCATTCGTACAAGTATTTCGTTTTCTAGTTGACGAATACTCTCAACGCTCTCACGTTTTTCAACTTCTTCAATTAGTCTAGTCGTAAGCCATTTGTTGCTTACACTTTTTAATACGTTATTGCCTAGCACCAGTGTCCTCAACTTTCCCTCTTAATCCATACTTCTTCATTGTCCTAGGGTACTTATCCACAAAGCTCAATCCGTCCTGGTGCAATCTACTTGACCAATGAAACAGTCTATCCATTTCAGCGAGTGTGTCTAATCTACGGTACATTTCACTGATATAGAATTCTGCATTGCCTACCGACTTCCAGTGAGCTGATGTCTTTACTGAGTGGCCGTTGCTAGCTAACTCATGTGCTTTGTTATCCGCTTTTTCTTTCTTCAGGATCAGATTTTCAGTTTCTTTGAATATGATTTTTAGCAAATGAGTTTGATAGTCCTGCACGATTGTTTCGGCCGTCATTTCTTCGCTCCTAACTCTGTAATTCTCTTATGAAAATCAGCTTGAAATTCTCGATTAAATTGACTTTCACTCGCTTTTTCAAGTTCTTTCATTTTGATTTCTTTTGGTGCATTGCTACTTGCAAGAATACTTATCCGTCTTGCTTCATTTCGTCTATCGTAATATGCCATTTACTCTCCCATCCATTCAGCCAGTGTTCTAAATAACTGAACGTGATTTAAGCTCATTAGAGCCGTTTTGCCTTCGTTCGGTATAACTTTACCTGTTTCACATTCAAAGCGTGTGAGCATTGTTTTTTTGACTTGTGAAACGTTTCTGACAATGCAATAGTTATCGAATCGTTCAAACATTTAATTCCACACCTCATACCCATTCTCTACGCTACAGAAATCAAACGTAAGCTCGTTCATGATTTCTTTAAACATTCTATCGTCCATCTCGTCTAACTCTCTTAGACGGCGAAATATTAGCCTGTCGTCTATCGTTACTACTGAACTGTCTCCATGTTGCTTGATGAATGATTTGACAGCTTCATTTAGCTCTTTCATTCCGTCTCCTTTAGTTCTTCAATTTCAATCGTGATCACATTCTTTTCGCTATGAAACTTCTTAGCTTCTAAACAAGCAATTTGGCTGTCATCTTCGTAGTAGTTTAGCTTTGTCATGAAGTCCTGTAAATTCTTCATGAGGTTGTCTAAGTCAGGCCGTGTTGTTTTCCATTGCCACCACTTTTTCTTTTGTTTAATCGCAAAGTGAAAGGTCACAGACAGCTTGATTGGTACTGGTTTTAGAAACGATGTACCAGGCTTGTTATCTACCAACTTTTGAAGCAGTTCTGTGTTGTCCGTTCCCTTACGGTTGTAGAATATCGGCTTGCCATTCCGCCAGCTAATCCCTTTTTGTTGTTGCGTTGTGGGCATTTTATCTAATTCAAAGCTAAACTTCATTTAATGCCCTCTGCTTCAATCCCTCTACCGTTTCACTCCCATCTTGTAGTTCAGTGATGTCACTTGTCTGAATACCCAGTAGCGTTGAAAGAAAGTGTCCTGGATTAACTCCACCGTACTCTTTCATTGACCACTTAGCATATCTGAAATATTGATCTAATGTTGGCTTTGCAAAACCCTCACAGAATTTGATAAACTCATTTCCTGCATCTTCTGACATAATCCAATCAATCCCACTCGATGCCATATTTGACCTTCAATTCTTTCTTTCGTTCTTCTGATAGTTCAGTTGACTCTGTTTCGTTGGTATTTGACCATTCAGGAGCTGGCTTAACAAGCTTGTTACTTGTTGGCTTGTTAGTTGATGGCTCAGTATTCAAATACTTATCAAACTTACTTCCAAATAGTGTGTCTGGCTTTAGGTAAGCTTCAGCTGACTTACCGTTACTGAAAACTATCCCTTGCCATTCCTTGCACATATTATCAATCACTTTCTTAAACTCATCTACTCTATAGCCTTCGTTCCATCTAGCTTTAATCAGCTTTTTGTTAGCTGTTGCTTTATTGCTAAACTTCTTACCAGTTTTTTCATTCAGATAATCAATAATTTCAGTATAAGGAACAACATCGTTGGGCTTGCCCGACATAGTAGTATTCTTTTCTTCTTCTTTTCTATTCTTATCTATTCTTATCTTATCTGTTGCGTGACTGTCACGTGACGTCACGTGACTATCTAACGCTTGAATTTTCTCTCGTTGCTTTTGCTTTCTTAAGCGATTTTGCTCACGGATTTTATCCATTCCATCAATATTTTGGTGCTTTTCCCAGTTATTGATAGCGATATATGAATTGTCATAGACATCAATCATTCCATAGTTTTTAAATGTCATCAGAGCCAATCTAACAATGCTAATAGGTCTGTTGCATAAAGCTGCTATCATCTCATCTGTATATGGAATGTGATTGCTAAGATAAACCAATCCTGAGTCATTTGTTTTGCCTGCTAGGCTCAACAGATAAACCCAAATTCTAAAGATTGCATCATTCTCAGGGAGCTTATCAATAAGCTTCATCTTTTCATCATCAAAGATGTTGACATTCAATTTAATCCAACTTATTTCTGCCAATTTAGCTCCTTTCTTTTATTCTAAGAATGAATACCATTGATATGCATTCTTCCTTTGTGTCATACCATCTTCTCGTCTTTGCTTAAAGTGTGATATTTTACTGTAAACACAGTTGATAGAAATTTTAAACTCGTTTGCCACCTCTCGAGGAGTTCCGCAAGTGATAAATTCTTCATCACGATAAACACAAACTAATGTAGTTCTTGCCATGACCACTCTCCTTTTTAGAATGGTAGATCAGCATCATCAATTTCTACCTCTGTTCCTGAAATTGGTGCAGATTTAGCTTGAGGTTTGCCACCTGGTTTATACATTCGTTCAACTGTTGGAAATACAAAACTGTTATTTAAATAGTTCCCATCTTGCTTTTGTTCAACTCGACCACTTATGGTTAATGTGTCACCAACCTTTACAGCGAAATTAATAAATGCTGAAGCGTATACTCATTTCCCAGTGGAGTCTTTTACAATAGGAACGCTAACGACTTGCTTTTCCCCATTTTTAGTATTGATTGTTCTGGTATTTTTTTCGTTTAATTCTGTAGTTACTGTGATTATGCTCATTTTTTCTCCTTAATCCATGCAGCGATTTGTTTAATTGCTTCCACTTTTGGAAGTTTATTCCATTCCAATATTTTTTCCATTGGAGCGTTTAATTCATTAGCTTTTTTTAATGCTCGCTCAAGTTGTTCGTTTGCTTTTTCTTCTTTTCTATTCCCGTCAGATTTTGAAATAGGAGTCTCGTTATTATTGGTATTTTGTAAATCATCTATATCATTCTCACCAATTGCAAATAAGCCTTGTAATGCATATTTTCTAGCGTAGGAACTTACAGCGCCAGTCCATTGCGGTTTTTGCATTTGCTGTTCCCCTGACTTTTCAAAAATAGGAACTTGATCGTGTTCAGAATATCCTAAGGCAGTATAGCTTTCGGTTCCATTTGAAACTATTGCTGTTGATTCTACAAATAGACGTCCTAAAATTTCATATAGTTTATCACTAACAATTAGCGTCCAATCGCTATTCAATGATTTAAAATGCTCGTAAATTTGCTCTGCATTTCGGTAATAGTAGTTCGTCTGCCCACTGTGATTTTTAACTGATTTATTTTTCCCAATTTGCATTTCTCTTTGCAGTTCTGGAAAAGTCATTTTTTCTTTTTCCATGTGTGCTCCTAGTTATCCCATTTAATCGCTTGTGCTTTTGGCTTCTCAACAATATATGGCTCAATATCTTGAAAAATGGAGTCACCATATTTCTTTTGTAATTGAAGAACTGATAAAGGTTCAACACTTTCAAAGCCATACTTATTGACAAGTTCTGCTTTCGCTTCATTATCCATAACTAAAAGTCGGGTGAATTGTTG